AATCAACTAATATGATAGGAAGTGTAATTTCCATATCTTATAAATAGTTATGAGATTACACTTCCTATAATGAAAACATATATTGTTTATAAAATTACCAATAAAAATAACGGAAAATCTTACATAGGAAAAACTGAATACTCATTAGAACATCGTTGGAATCGTCATTTATCATCAGCAAGAAATGGTTCTAAATTTAGATTTCATTCTTCTATTAGAAAATATGGGGAAAATTGTTGGGACTTATCTGTGATTGAAACTTACCAAACTGAAGATGAAAACTTTATTAATGAAAAGGAAACTCACTTCATTAAACTCTTTGAAAGTGATACTAAAGGTTATAATGCCACTTCAGGAGGAACTGGTGGATGGATGCTTCCAAGATGCTCACAGGAGGTTCAGGAAGAGTGGAGAAATGGTATTTCCATAAGAACTACTGGTTATAATAATCCAAACTATTCTGGATACACTGATGAGGAACTTATAGAAGTAGGTGTAAAGTTTGCTAAAAAATATGGATTTATTGGTGGAAGACAAAGAATAGTTGAGTTTGCTATTAATGAATTGAATATTAAGTTTCCAAAACATTTTTCTAAAAATAGATTTGGTGGGAAACATAAAAACTTTTATAAATCTATTGAAGAACAAACTGGATTGGTGTATAATCCTTATTATAGAGACGAAACTCAAAGAACACTTGCTAAACAACTTTTAGAACAAAACAGGAGAAAAAAATGCTAAAGATTGAATATCTTGAAGAAGAAATCCCAGTCTATGATATTACTGTAGAAGGAACACATAACTTCTTCGCAAATGATATTCTGGTCCATAATTGTCAAGAAATCACACTTCCTACAGTTCCACTTCAACATATTGATGATCCTGATGGTGAAATTGCACTTTGTATTCTTTCTGCTGTTAATGTTGGTAAAGTAAAATCCGATGATGAATTTGAAGATCTTTGTGATCTTTCTGTAAGAGGATTAGAAGAGTTGATTGATTATCAAAACTATCCTGTAGTTGCTGCAGAGATTAGCACTAAAGCACGTAGATCTTTAGGTGTTGGATATATTGGTTTGGCACATTATCTTGCTAAACTTGGGTTTAAATATGATTCTCAAGAAGCATGGGATGCAATTCACCAATTATCTGAATCATTCCAATATTTCCTTCTTAAAGCATCAAATGAAGTTGCTAAAGAAAAGGGTGCTTGTGAATATTTCAATCGCACTAAGTATTCACAAGGAATTCTTCCTATTGACACTTATAAAAAAGATGTAGACGAAATTTCTTCTATTCCATTGCAGCATGATTGGGAAACTTTACGTGCCGAAATTCAGGCATATGGTCTACGACATTCAACACTGTCCGCACAAATGCCATCGGAGAGCAGTTCCGTTGTGTCAAATGCAACAAATGGAATTGAACCACCTAGAGGGTTCTTGTCCGTTAAGAAGTCAAAGAAGGGACCACTTAAGCAAATTGTTCCACAGTATCAACATCTTAAAAATAATTATACGTTGCTTTGGGATATGCCTAGCAATCGTGGGTATATTAATATTGTTGCAGTTATGCAAAAATTCTTCGATCAAGCAATTTCTGGAAACTGGTCCTATAATCCAAGCAATTATGAAAACAATGAAGTTCCTGTTTCAGTGATGGCACAAGATCTTCTCACAACTTATAAACTTGGATGGAAGACATCTTATTACCAAAATACATATGATAATAAGACTGATGAAGTTAAAGAGGATAATGTAAGTATTGATGATTTAGTTAAAGAACTTTTAGAAGGAGGAGAGGACGATTGTGAATCCTGTAAAATTTAGAATTACTGCAGAGAAAGAAAAAATGATTCAAGGAATGACCGTATTTAATACTCAAGAGGTAGATGCCAAAAAGCAACCTATGTTTTTTGGTTCTCCTCTTGGAGTTCAAAGATATGATTCATATAAGTATCCAGTATTTGATAAACTGACTCAACAACAGTTGGGATATTTCTGGAGACCAGAAGAAGTTTCTTTGCAAAAGGATCGTGCAGATTATCAAACTCTTCGGCCAGAACAAAAACATATCTTTACTTCTAATTTGAAGTATCAAATTCTTTTAGATTCAGTTCAAGGTCGTGGTCCTGGAATGGCATTTATTCCTTATTGTTCTCTTCCTGAATTGGAAGCTTGTATGACTGTGTGGGAATTTATGGAAATGATTCATAGTCGTTCCTATACTTACATCATTAAGAATGTTTATTCAGACCCCTCTGAAGTATTTGATTCCATCTTGAATAATGATAAAATTTTAGAAAGAGCATCCTCAGTCACAGGAGCTTATGATGATTTTATTAATTCCGCACAATTTTATGGAAACTCAAATCTTTGGATTCACGCTCAAGAAGGTGCTGGAACTGCAAAGGAAGAAAGATATGAATTAAAAAGAAAACTCTATCGTGCAATTGCAAATGTCAATATTCTCGAAGGTATCAGGTTTTACGTCTCGTTCGCTTGCAGCTTTGCGTTTGGTGAACTCAAACTTATGGAAGGATCCGCTAAAATTATCTCTCTCATCGCAAGAGACGAAAATCAGCATCTTGTCATTACTCAAAACATCCTCAATAAGTGGCGTGAAGGAGATGATCCAGAAATGCAACAAATTGCTAAAGAAGAAGAGGAATGGGTAAGAAGTGCTTTTGATAATTGCGTAAATGAGGAGAAAAGGTGGGCAGAGTATTTGTTTAAAGACGGTTCAATGATTGGATTGAATGACAAACTTCTTTGGAGTTATGTTGAGTGGATTGCGAATCGTCGTATGAAGTCTATTGGTATTAAACCACTTTATGACATTGCTGCTAAAAACAATCCACTTCCTTGGACGGAGCATTGGATTAGTTCCAAGGGACTTCAAGTTGCTCCGCAAGAAACGGAAGTTGAAAGTTATGTGGTTGGTGGTATTAAACAAGATATGAAAAAAGATTCCTTTGCTGGATTTCAACTGTAATATGAGGGGTTTCGACCCCTCTTTTTTTATAAATAAAAAAAAGTATTGCTTATTCATATGTCTAGCATTTCTAAGTTTAAAAGAATTTATAGTGAAGGTGTTGCGGCAGAACATCCAGATATTGCAGGACAAAAAGAATTTGCGAATAAGGCAGATGCCGAAATTGCTCGTAGAAGAAAAGAAAGAGCAAAGAAAGCAGGACCACAACTTCCTGGATTTGTTGCTTCGGTAAAGAAAGAAGAAGTTGAAGTAAATGAAAAGATTGATGTAGGTGCTGATGCTGGTGCGACAATCAGTGATTTCGTTCATTCAAAGAGCAAAACCTTCAAAGGTGATAGTAAAAAGCAAAGAATTAAGAGAGCACTTGGTGCTTATTATGCAGCACAGAGAGAAGAAACAGAAAACATTTATAATTATGTAATTGAAACTTTAGTTGATAGTGAATTCGCACAAGATTATGAGACTGCTGAAAATATGTTCGAACATATGAGTAGTGAATTTGTAGCAGTTATTCTTGAAGAATATATTGAAGAAAAGGCAAGAGGAACTAGACCAAAAAGAACAGTTCACGCATATGATGTGGATGAGACCTTGTTCGGTCACGGCAAAAAAGGAAAACCAAACGTTCAGGTTCACGTAAAGGATTCATCGGGAAAGAGAGTTAAGAGTTTAAGCAACCAAGAGTTTAATACTCATAAGTTGGAAAAAGGACACTCATATGATTTCAGTGAGTTTCAAAGTGCTAAGAAGTTTAAGGAAACTTCAAGTCCAAATAAGAAAGTAATTAATGACATTAAGAGAAAACAGGCAAGAGGACAAAACGTTCATTTAATTACTGCTCGTTCTAAGTTCGATAAACCAAGTGAATTCCAAGGACATCTTAAGAAGCACGGTGTTGATGTGGATAAGTCAAAGATTCACTATACTGGTGGAATGAAAGGTGGTGATATTGGCAAAAAGAAAGTGGATGTTGCGAATGCAGTAGCAAAGCAAAGTGGTGCTAAAAAAATTCATATGTACGATGATGCTGCTAAAGTTCATAAAGCATTTGAGAAAGAAAAGAAAGAAGCACCAACATCAAAAAAAATCAAAACTCATATGGTTGCACCAGATAAAAAAGGTGAATCAAGAGTTCGTTCTTATCAGGCAACAAAGAATGAAGAAATGAGTTCTTACGAATATTGGAAGCAATTTATAAAATAATAAATAAGTATATAAAAGTACTTTTTGTTGCTAAAAATGAATAAGCAGGACTTGGATGCTTTAGCAAACTTGTATGAGGAAGTTTATTATCCTCAGGATGTAGAGCAACTTGATGAAGCACCTGGAGGCAAAGCAAGATTTTGGGACAGCAATATGGGAAGATTTGTTGCAAATACAGGTCGTGTTGCTGGTGATATCAGAGATACTCTTTATGGAGACCCAAGTGGTTCAGCATCAAGATTGGCCAGGCAAAGATTGGGGCAAAGATTAACTGGAAGATCAGTTACAGAGTATCCAGACCAAAGAGCAGCAAGAATAGAAAGAGCACAAAATGCTGCAATTGCTGCAGCAGATAAAGCAGAAAAATCATCAAGAACACCAGTACCAGGAACACAACCAGCAGATTCTCGTCCACCAAGACCAGCAGCAGGTTCAGGTTCAACACCTCCACCAAGACCAGCAGCATCCTCAACTGTCCTTGCAAAACAAAAAGGAGTTGAAGGAAAATTAGATAAAGCAACTGGTAAGTTTACTGCTGGTGCTTTTAGTGGTGCAGAGAAGTCCCGTTATGCAAGTGTTGCCGCACAAAATGCTGCAAGAAGTTCTGCATCATCAACTTCAACACCAAAACCCCCAACACCAGCAATCGGTAAGTTAGGGAATACTTCATTTGAAAGAAGAACACCAACTTCTGCTGAATTAAGAGCAGCACAAGGAGCAAGAGCATCTGGTGCATCACCAGAAAAGGCACTTCAAGCAGCACAAAAAACCAATCTTCCTACGACTGGTCCTACTCCTGCTGTTCCTGATGTGAAAAGTGCAGCAGCAGATTTGCAGAAATTCACTCCAAGGGATATGTCTAAATACCCACTAAAACCAGCAACTGGTATAAATAATACAAAACCCACTAAAACTCCAACTTCAGGAACAGGAGCAACTATGCAAAAGCAATCATACGAATGGTCATCTGCTAAAACTTTGAGAGATATTGCGAGAGCATATCAATCAGTTTATGAAGGTAAGGGTGATGGAAATCTTGCCAACAACTATCCTCCATATGATAAAGTAACTAGAGGAGATGTTATTGCTGGTGCTTTGGGTAAAGACCAAAAGGGTGGAAAGAAGATAAAGAAAGTAAAGGAAGAAATTGAACTCGTTGATGAAGCAACTGCAATGGCTAAGAGAGGTTATGATGAAACCGAAATTCGTAATAGAATTGCAAAATCAACAGGTGGTGGAGAGGCAGCAGATAGGGCAACTGAATTAGAAAACAGACCAACTTATGGTCGAAGAGGTGTAAATCCAACAGCAAGACAAAATCTTGCCAGAAAGCAAAGAGGTGATTTTCGTAAGACAACTTCTTCTGATTATGGTCTTCGTGGATATGCTCACAAGTCTGATGACCCTGCCGTAAAAGCAAAGCAGGCAGCAAGAGGAGCACAAAGAGGTGCTCTGACCCCTAGAGAGAAAAAGCAACTCAATAGAGAGGCATATGAAGCATACGAGTTTGTAGCATCATATCTTCTTGAAAATAACTTTGCATCAAGAATTGAAGACGCAAATGTAATTATCAACAATATGAGTGAAGTTTGGTTCAATCAAATCATGGAAGGTTGATATAATATTACAATTCATTAAGGCACCTTGACAGGTGCTTTTTTTATGACTATAATCACTCTGTTAGGGTTGAAGATAAGTTATACCTATAAATAACTTGAATATTATTAGGAACCCGAATGAGTTATGAGAACCCTTGGATATATCAAGGAAAGATATTTGAATCAGAAGATATCCAAGATTATTTTGGGTTTGTTTATTTAATAGAGTGCTCTCAGACCAATAGAAAATATTTGGGAAGAAAATACTTTTGGTCTTTTAGAACTCCCAAAGGAAAGAAAAGAAAAGTAAAACAAGAATCAGATTGGAAAAATTATTATGGTTCTTGTCCTGAACTCAAAGAGGATATAAAAAAATACGGAAAGGATAAGTTTCAAAGAACTATATTGTCTCTTCATAAAACATTAGGTAAGACAAACTATGAAGAGACAAGACAGTTATTTTTAAATAATGTCTTAACTGAGTCTCTTGACAATGGCACTCCTGCGTATTACAATAGCAATGTCATGAATCGATATTTCAGGAAGGATTATTTTAATGGGACTTCACATCAAGAAAATATGCAATGATACAATTGACGGTCATATTGATCGTATGCATATCTTGTGTGAAGAAGGAAGAACAAAAGATGCAGAAAGTGTCTATAGTGAAATTCGTGATTGGGTAATTCAAAAAGAAAATCTTGAAGTATTATCTCTTGATTATATTAATGGTTATTTTATGGATTTCTAAATACTGTAATATTATGAGACTTATAATGAGAATTTGATCATGACATTAGAGCCCAGGAAAGTGCCCTCCGAGAGGTTGGGTGTACCCCCTTTCTATTGGGATGTAGAGTTCAATTAATTTAAATGCAAAATTTCTTTACAGTAGCCGTTCCTCTAGTAGCAATGGTTACAACCAATACGGCAACACTGCCTCAAGTGTTTCCTCCTCCCCCTTTGAGTGGTCCTCCACCATTCTCTATTATCCAAGAGGAGCCTACATCAAAGACAGCAATCCGAGAGGTTGCACCAGAAAAGCCAAAAGAGAAAAGGTTAATTTGTAAAGGGTGTAATGAACATGAGAATGCTACCCTGGCATTTTTCCAGGATCGTGGTGTTAAAGACAGAAACGCCCTTGCTACCATCATGGGTAATATTCGTCAGGAATCAACTTTTATTCCTA